TTTCTCTTGCTTTTGCTATCTTCTGTACTAGAGGATGACTATGAGCAGAGAGGAAATTTTTTGTAAATGAAGGCGCTTTGGTTTTTAAAGTTCTTTCGTACTCTAATCCAAGTTTGTCAAAAACTTTGGCTATCGATCGTGCGGCCCATATTTGACAATCTATTTGTGTTTCTTTTTGTACTTCTTGCAGCAATTGTTTTTCTTGTGCAGATAATTTTTGTTTCAATTTATGCGCACTTTCCACGTCGACACGGACGCCTTTAAATTTCATATCAACTAAACATGGAAATAAATCTGTTTCTAAATTAAAAATAGATTCTAGGTCCTGGTCAATAATTTCTTTTTGCATGACCTTCCATAAATCTAAAGTGAGTTCAGCATCTCGTTCTGCGTAACTACCTACATACATTGCAGGTAACATCCACATATCTGATTTAGGATCAATGCCCCATTCATTTGCTGCGGCTCTTAATTCTGTTTCGTTTTTACCTCGACCAACATAATCCCAGCCTAAAGAATTTAAATCAAATCTAAATCTATTTTCATTAACTAAGGATGCTGCAATCATTGTATCAAAGATTCTACCATTTACTTTGATACCCATAGATCTTATCCAACATACATCATACATTGCATTATGAAATATTTTGTCAGCATTAGACTTACAAACATCCGTAAACCATTGAATTACCTTAGCTTTGTCTAAATTTCCTCCGCCTTTGTGATCAAAAGGAAAGTATCCTGAGTAGCCATCTGTGGCCACAGCGATACCTACAACTTTTCCTCTACCAACTACAGCGCCTGATCCCATTGATTTTAAATCAGGATCATGTGTTTCTAAATCAATTGCAATTTGAGAACAGTCTCGTAAATCTGGAAACTCTTCTGGTTTGTTCCATTCAGTTTGTGCTTTAAACATTAGTTATGTGGACACCTTTCTTTTTTCCATTTTTTATAACCATCAACCCAGTCTTTTCCTGAAGTCTCTGGTGGTTTAATCATTCCCCACGAGTTTTGTGGAGGGTAAGTTCTTTCTGCTTCTTCTTTAGTAATACCAGCGTTGCGGTATTCCTCTTCTTCTGTCATTGGTATTGTTGGGTAATCTCTTTCAATTATCATTTCAATAAAATGTACAGCTTTTTCTAAATCTTCCTTTCCGTTTTTGTATCTGTGTCTACAGATATATTTAATAACATTACCTTCCGGAAAAAGCAACTCGTTCTCAATTACAAACTTGCTTGGTTGAATCTTCATTTTCTTGTAGTGAGATCCTCCAATTTGTTTATCGTATGCACTCATGTTATTCTCCTGTCATTATTTATGGGGTTTTCAATTTCATTCCAATCAGGTCTCCATTCTCTGTAAAAAGAATCTTCATCTAGTGTCCATGATTTTTTAACGGGAATAGGACCATAATCTCCTAACAATCCCCGTGAATCAGCGGAGGATGTTCTAAGTACCCAACAATCAAATACTCCTCTGCTAAACATAGTATATTTTAATCTTCTTTGAATAAAAAAAGATTCGGGTTTTTTTCTGTATATTGACAGATCTCCAACTACATTATGAAATGTAGTTCCTTTTATTATGTGAATACTTCCGTGTTCTATTCTTATCTTTGCATTAAAATCAAATCCGTTTCTTAAAACATTTTTTATATAAAGCATTCTGTCATCATGATCTTTTTGTCCAGTTATAAGAAGATCAAATGACTTATTTAGGTTAGGTTTTAAAAGTTTGGCTTCTACTAACTCAGTATAAATATAGTCTCGTTTGATCCATCCTTCAAATTTGAAGCTTCCTTTTCCCCATACTATGGCTTCTCGACCAAGATATTTCCAAAATTGTTTTATTTGATCTAAACTTTCAGGTTTTCCGTGTATAAATTCAGGCCATTCTTTGTGGCATCTTAGTTCTTTCTTAGAAACATGAGGGCCATCACTTCCTACGTGAGCAAACTCAAAACCATGATGTTTTAAAAATTTAGTTATATAGACGTTGCTAGGATAACCTCTATAAGCAAAAACAAAAGTTTGTTTAGTATTTCTCATTTTATCTAAAAGAATATCTAAGTTTTTAGATGGCTTAAGATCTGTTAAATCGTATTTATGGCCCTCTATAGTATCTCCTTCTCTGCATCCCTCTGGTATTTTGTGATATTCTTTATTATACACGGCTGGTAACCATGTTCTTTCATAGCCATAATGTTTCCAAACAGGTGCAATTATTTTTTTACAAAAAGTATTAATAGCTCTTCCACATCTAAGTCCGTTTTTTAATTCGTGATAAGGATTTGCTGCAGCTTTGTGAAAGTAATCTGCGTCTGATCCCGCAAATTCAAAAATTGTCTGATCAGGATCACCTATTAAATAAAAATGTTCCTCTTTTACGTTTTTGGCCATTATCTTAAGCGCTTTCATTTGAGGCACGTTTGAGTCTTGTGCTTCATCGACCATTAAAACATCAATATCACATTCTTCATTTAAATCATTAAAATTGTCTATCATGTCTGCAAAATCATATATAGCTCTGCCTTTGTATGTCTTGTATACATCTTCTAATTTTTCTAAGTCGGAAATTTTGTAAGGACTGTATTCTTCTTTATCTGTATTAGGATGATCCCAATGTTCTTTTAATGATCTTCCATTACCATGCGCGTCTTTGATAAATTTAAAGAAGCTATGTTGCTTAAGGGTGTTTGGTTTTGAATAACGAAACAGCGTATTTATTCTCTTCAAATTCTGAATGTGCTCACGACAATTATTGTCAGCAATAACTTCTCTACCTTTTGGAAGTTTACTCTTACAAAAGTGATGAATAGTACATATGCGGTCTCTAAAAAATTCTTCGTCATACTCTCCTTCTTTTATTTCTTTAATTTTTAGTATTGCATTTAAAAGCAACTCAGCCACCTTGTTTGTATGAGAAAGTAAAACTATCCTAGAGGCATCATATCCTTCCTCAATACGGTCCTTAATATTATGAACTATATACGTATGTGTTTTTCCTGTCCCTGGAGGTCCAACGACAAATCTAGGTTCCATCTATTATCCTTTCTGAATCTTTGACCTCTTCATAGTCTCCATCAATGACTAAATCATCTTTTTCTACTTTATAATTTTCAATTCTCCAAGATACACAGGATTTATTATTGACTTTTCCTCTGTGTTTACTAGCTTTTAATACATCTTGAACTTTCATAACGAGATCTACTCTTTTAATATTAATTTTTCTTTCTACTAAAAAATCTTCAAAAGAATTTAAATTAAACTCTAAAGAACTTCTTATCATATCGAAATGAGGGCGTTTGTAAACAAGTAAATTTGTTTTATCTGAAAAAGCTTGTTCTTTTTTGATGTACTGACTAAAATATTTTATAAAGACAAGATCTTCATCTGCTTCTTCGTCACGATCTTCTGATTGAGTTCTGTTTTCATATTTCTTTCTCATAATTGTTTCAAAATCTGAAGGTTTCATTCTAGGAACCCAAACTGAAGCTTTTGTAATGACTGCATCATAAAATGCTTTTTGATTCATGAGTGTTGGACCATCCACTGTAATTTTCTTTTCGTCTAATACTCCATCAACAAAAGCATTTACCTTAACTACGTACCTATCAAAACCATACTCAATGATGTCCCCAATTGATTCTTGTGCAATTTCTCTTCCTGCTGCATATTCTACTCCAACCCAACTAAATAACTCTGCAATAGTTCTTGTGGAACAACCAATAATTTCAGCAAGTTTTGGCATACCCAGCTTTCTATTAGCTTTTTTACCACTAGAGCCTTTTGAATTTCTTTTTTCTGCTTCACTATCATTTGAAGCTACTGCAATATTATATACAAAAGTATTAATTTCATCTTCTTCCCAATTAGTGTGCTTTAGTAGTACACCAGCAATTGCAGTACAGTAGCTGTCTCTTTGACCATCTGGCGCATAAAGAATACATAATGCAGAGGAAAGAGCTACTTTTCTTAAATCAGCGTTTAAGTCTCCTGAGTATTCCTTAAAACCACAAAATTTTTCCCACTTTACAGTTTCAGGAGCCTTACTATGTAGTGATTCAGGAACTATAGTATAATGAACTCCTGTTCTTATTTCACAAAGTGTATTTCCATGTGGTAAATTTTTACAATAATTTTTTAATTCTGATGGTAGTATAAATTGTTTAAAATCTAAACTACCCTTCCAGATATAATGACTTGAAGGGTTGCCATTTCGACCAAATATACTGTACGGAGGTTTTACATAAGTTTCTATAAATCTTTTTACAAGTTCATTATCAACATCAAAATCAATATCCTGATCTAGTTTTAAAGCAATTTCACAATGAGAGTATTTATTTTTCCACTCTTCTTTCGAAATTTTAAATTCAGGACTTTTCCATTTAGCTATGGTTATACCTTTAATACAAGGTATTATAACTCTACCTAGATTTATCCAATCTTCATAATTAACCGGAAGCTTACTTTCATTAAATTCAATGCTCATAATTTATTCATATCTTTATTAAAGGCCAGCTTCGCCGCTAGGTCTCCACTGGCCTTACTTCCTTAAGAGAAGTTTACAAATCTAATGAAGCTTTTTTAATTTCTTCTTCGCCGTGTTTAACTTTTACTAAACCCTTATTGTTTTTTTCCGCAAAGTTTTTAGCAATTTGATAAACACCCGAGTCTGTAATTGGACCAACTTTAGATACATCCCATCCAAACCATGTTCCTTTGTCATTAGACATCTGAACAGTTTTTAGATTATAAATGTGGCTATATGTTGGCGGTGTGAATAAACCATTTTTACCTTTTAGTTTTATTCCCAGCATCAATGAGTTCCAGGTCTTACTCACTTTTAATTGAGTAGCTCTCATAGATATTAATGCCGTAGACGGAGTATCCCCTAAAAGAATCACAAAGTGATTCGCAGTATTTTCCAGATAATTACCGTTAGGCAACCTATCCTTCCAATTTTGGTCGCGAGTCGTTGTATTTATGATGTCACTATCTGCTTTATGAATTGCTACAGGAGCACCGGTACTAGTGGCACCTCTGTCTTGCCATTCAACATACTGTCTTTCATAATGGACAGGTACAACCTCTATACCTTTTTTTCCATCATAAATTTCTTTTGTTACACTATTTACAATCATTCCAGGTTCCGCTCCACTAATAAACTTAGCGTGTTGTTTATTAATTTCTGGAGATAATTGTCCTAAGACTTTCAGAAAAGGTAACGCAAGATCTTCCTGCGATATATTCTGAGAGCCAGCACCTGCATCAGCTTCAAAAATATTTGAAGACAACGCACCTGCATTTTCACGTTTCGTGATGTTTGTTTCTTTGTTCATGTTTATTGTTTCCTTGTTATTTTGGTTCGGTTTCCTACGAACACATTAAAAATATCCATAGGCATATCTTTACTATTTTCGATACGCTCACGGACTAGTGCTTTGAGAGTCATGGGCTCAACCTTCAACTTTTGTGTCGGTTCAAACCCTTGACCTCTCGCAAGGTTAGCATAATCTGCCGCCTTGTTATCTTCATTCCGTCCAAAGGAAACGGTAATATTATTTTTAATAATATCACCTAGGCCATTAGAACGAAGCCAATTATACGCCGCCTCTTGATTTTTGATCGAGATATTGGCGTGATAATACGGTTTCACATCAACTGCAGATCCATCTGCTAGTTTGAGAGAAGATAAACCCATTTCACTTAGTAGTGTGGGAATAACATCTCCTGAAATTCTTTCAATTTCTTTTTCTTTATCTTTTAAAGCTTGTTCTTCAGCTTTAACTTCATCTTCTAAATCTCTTAACTTTTTTACTTGGTCAGCTAAAGATTTTATATTTTCTGTTCGATCCAAAACTTCTGTTTGGTCGGTTTCCATTTGTTGTACTAACTTATTCATCTATTTTTCCTCTTTCATATAGGTTTATTTCTAATGGGTAATATACTTTTTCTTGTCTGTCCCATTTTAATAAATTAAATCTTCCATTATTTATATCAGAAACAATTGCGACAGCAATCCCAATTACAGATGGATCTCCTGATAATAATAAATGATCGTTTGAGTTGTAATCTTTT